CACTGACGACAATTCACTTTCCTCAGTAGATAATTTCGTTAACGATCTCGTGAAAGATCTAAACAAGGAACATGGCGAAAGAATTGCTTACAACTTGGGCACAGATATGTCGCCAACCCATGTAGAACGCTGGATTTCTACGGGGTCTCGCCAATTGGATTACATCATTTCGAACAAGCGAAATGGTGGAGTTCCCGAAGGACGCATCATCGAAATCTTCGCTGCTCCCTCGACAGGCAAATCACACATAGCAATTTTGATTGCTAGAGCAACTCAGAGAATGGGCGGCGTCGCAGTTTACATCGATACAGAAAATGCAACTTCCCCAGAGAATCTTTCATTACTTGGCGTCAACGTTCGTCAGCGTTTTGCTTTCGTGGAAACCGGATGCACAGAAGAAGTGTTTAAAGTGATGGAATCAACCATCATGAAATTCCGTGCGCTCGACAAAAACGTTCCACTCACAATCATTTGGGACTCCGTTGCTGCCACTTCGCCAAAATCAGAATTAGAAGGTGATTACGATAAAGATACCATCGGCTTGCAGGCTCGTGTGCTTTCCAAGGGCCTCCGTAAAATCACTCAGATTATTGGTAATAAAAACGTAACATTGATTCTTTTGAATCAAACCCGTACCAAAGTCGGGGTAATGTATGGCGACCCCACAACAACCCCTGGTGGCATGGCCATTCCATTCATGGCGTCTGTTCGTATTAAAATCACGGGTGGAAGTCATATTGAAGTAGGTGAGGGAAACGACAAGCGAGTTATTGGTATCAACGTTACTGCCAAAACAGTAAAAAACAAAGTTGCCAATCCTTTTCGCGCTTGTGATTTCCAAATCCATTTCGGAAGAGGAATTTTTGAGCACGAAGAAATCTTCGATGTTGTGCGAAATTATTCTGACAAAAACTTGGTTATCTCGGGTGGAAAGCGTGTAAAAGTCGAAGGAACTGGCGCGTGGAAAACATTTACCATTGCGGATAATGATACAGGCGAGGTTTTGCTAGAAAAGAAATTCAACAAAAAAGAATTTGGAGAGCTATTAGAAAATCCACAATACAAACTTTTTCTCGACGATCTCATTGAGCAGGCTTACACGATAAAAACCGGAGATGCATTTGTTCCTGATATTGATGAAAACTCTTACGTCGAGGCTGAAGCAGTGGCGATCGAGAAAGTGACAACAGAATGATGATAATCCCAGTAGAGTTTCTATATTTTCTTATTGGTGCTGCTGCACTTGAAACGCCAAGACAAATTCTGGCTTGGAAAAATCGTTTTAAAAAACGCCAGTTTAAAATTGAGTTCGTAAAAGATCACGTTGACGCAGCCCTTCCATCTCAAGGTCGCCAAGGTGATGCAGCATATGATCTTTGTTCTGTTCACGAAGGCTCCATCCTTCCTGGGGAAACTGCGAAAATAAGCACCGGGCTTAGAATGGCGAACATGACTGCTGAATCACCAGACGGGAGTGGTTTATATCTACAATTTCTAGGTCGTGGCGGCAAGGCCAGTGAGGGAATTTTCCCGATCGGTGGTGTTGTTGACTTACAATATCGAGGAGAGCTTAAAGTGCTTTTACACAACGGCTCAAATTATAAATGGGATTTCCAAAAAGGCGAGAAGATCGCTCAGATGGCTCTCGTGAGGATTGAACACTCCAATTCAAAGACAGATGTGCAGTTTGTTTGGACAGATAAAGTTCAAAAATCAGTTCGTAATGACGCGGGATTCGGTTCTTCCGGCAGATAATACATCATGACCACACCTTTTACACAGCGCCCAATTCTTATTATCGACGGTATGAACGCTTTTTTGCGTTTTGTTCTCGCGAACACTGCCACTTCAACATCAGGTGAATTTGTAGGAGGTGTGGTCGGCGTCGTTAAATTTATAGAAGACATGACCACGCAGTTCATGCCATCAAAAGTTTTTTTCGTTTGGGAAAAAGGCGGAGGCTCCGCAAGGCGCAAAAAGCTCTATCCTGAATATAAAGCAAACCGCACAACCCACGGCGCCAAGGATGTCAACAGCCTTAAGGCAACCATGAAAAAAGCAGTAGAGGTAGATGTTGAAAAAAAAGAATCTTCCTCTGATTCAAGCAACACTTTATTTCTTCGACAGACGATTGACGAGAGGGATAAAATTCGCCAATTATTATTGCTTACAACTGCGATTAAACACTTACCTGTCTGCCAAGTCTACCAAGGAGACAGCGAAGGGGATGACGTAATTGCCTACCTCGCGAAAAACAAATTGGCCTCGGAGCCAGCCAAAAAAATTGTTATATCTAGTGATAATGATTTTTATCAACTCATTACATCAGAGGATAACGTGCTGGTTTATGATGCTCGTTTTAAAAAGCTCATCAACAACGAAAGTGTAAAACAAAAATACGGCGTGTCTGGCAGGAATTTCTGCATGGCTCGCATTGCAGCAGGAGACAATTCAGACAACATCAGTGGAATTCCGGGCGTTGGTATGAAAACCATGGCGAAAAGATTTCCGTGTCTTTTATCAGACGAGGAAGATGTCACGGTGGAACAAATCCTCTCTGAAGCTAAGACTGCTAGCGAGGGTAAAAAACCTCCTAAATGCTTCCAGGGGCTTTTGGAAGGTGAAGATATTTTGAGACGTAATTGGGAATTGATGTATTTAGGGACAAACTGCCTAAGTGCATCTCAGATTGCGAAGATCGATTATATCGTAGAGAGTTTTAGCCCCAAGTTCAACAAAATTGCTTTTATGCGAGAGCTTATTGCTGCTGGCATTTCCGTTCCTGCGACATTTGACAGGTTCGTTTACAATATGCACGCTTTAATGGGTGTTTAATGACTATTGAAATAATTCCTCCTGGCGGCGACCTTTTTCTGTCCAACTCACAAACCCTGGTAAACCCCATCAATTGCGTCGGCGTGATGGGGGCTGGTTTGGCTTTAGCGTTTAAAAAGAAATTTCCTGCCCTTTTCAAAGATTATGTAGAGCATTGTGTCAACCACCAAGGAACACTGTTCTCTCCTTATTTATATCATGTTAATGACAAGCTCTCAATTCTCAATTTTCCTACAAAACTACATTGGAACCAACCTTCAAAAATGGATTATTTGACAACAGGGCTTCAATATCTGGATAGCCACTACAAGGAGTGGAACCTAACCTCACTCGCAGTGCCCATGCTGGGGTGCGGCTTAGGTGGCCTTCCACACGATGAAGTTCTTTCATTGATGTGTGCAGTTTTTGGGCCTTGGCAAATCCCAGTACAAATTTTTCAATCGTAATCAAGGAATAAATGAACCAAGACGAAACTCAATTAAACGACAGCATCGAAACTCTCATGGAAGTCAATGAAGACGCACAAGGGTTTTCGAGATTTGGTGTTAATTTTCAAGAAAAAATCATGCAAGCCATGATTGTAGATCACCGTTGGGCTGCTCAGATTTTCGAAGTGTTTATGGTTGATTACTACGAAGTAAATTATTTAAAGTTTCTCGCCCAGCATTATTTCGACTATTACAAAGAATATAAGTCTTTTCCAAGTATGGAAATGTTTATTGCTTATTTCCGCCAAAACCTACGCAAAACAGAAGCCGATATTGCCTTGGCGCGTCAGATCACGGTTTATTTGAACAAAGTTCGCAAATCGCCTTCATTGGTCGATTTGCAGTATGTCAAAGACAAGGCTTTGGATTTTTGCAAACGCCAAGCGTTAAAAGGAGCACTTGAGAAATCAGTTGAACTCATCGCTCATGAGAAATACGAATCGGTTGTCGATACCATTAAAACTGCAATTTATGCAGGATCGCCAACTTCCATTGGGCACGATTTCGATAATGACCTCGAAGCTCGCCTAACGCCGTCTGCGCGCACTACAGTTCCAACGGGAATACCTAATTTGGATGAGAAATATATTCTTAATGGCGGACACGGAAACGGTGAATTGGGAATTGTTGTAGCCCCTTCGGGCGTAGGTAAAACCCATTGGCTAATTCAAGTAGCCGCGAATGCCGTTCGATACAAAAAGAACGTTGCTTACGTCAGCCTTGAGCTCGCAGAAACAGCAGTTGGTTTGCGTTTCGATTCAAACCTTTGCGATATCAACATTAATGAAATTATGGATCACAAAGAACTTGTGAAACAGCACTACATTGATCACAAGGATGTTTATGGGAGATTGTACATTAAGCAGTTTCCAATGAACTACGCGACCGTTGGAACGATCCGTAGTTGGCTTGAGCGCTTGATGTTGGTAAATTTCAAACCTGACATTCTCGTGATTGATTATGCGGATATTATGCGCTCATCGCAGCAGTACGACGCACCGCGTTTTGAGTTGAAGAAAATTTACGAAGAACTAAAGGCTTTTTCAGTAGAACTCAATATCCCTATTTGGTCTGCCTCGCAAAGCAATCGCGATGGAGCCAAAGAAAACATCGTTGGTATGGAAAATATGGCAGAAGCCTACGGCAAAGCTGCTCCTTGCGATTTTATCATTGGCCTTTCGCGTAAACAAGAAGAAAAAGCGAGCGGCTTGGCTCGTATGTTCATTGCCAAAAACCGCAATGGTCGAGATGGACTGTTGTACGATATTCATATTGATACTGCGACATCGAAATTCATTATCGTAGAAAGCGGATCGAACGATCCAGAGCAACGAAGCAAGAAAGCGGATATGTCTGATGCAGAACAAAGTAAGAAATTTTTGCGTAATACATGGAATAAAATCCAAAAAGACGAAGAATTAAACCTTCAGTCTATTTTCAAAAAAGATGATGGCAATGGCAATGGCAATGGCAATGGAACTGGTTCTGTAAATTAACCCATGATCCGTCTTATTGTGGCGATGGATCAAAACCGTGGCATTGGCTACCAAGGCAAGATGCCTTGGCACATACCATTTGATCTTCGCCGCTTCAAAGACATCACTCTCGGTCAAACAGTTATCATGGGTAGAACAACTTATGATTCAATCGGCCACCCTCTGCCCAAAAGACTCAACGTTGTCTTAACAACCCGCCCAGAGTCACTCAAATCACAAGACAATTTAGTGGTCGTTTCTAGTCTTGCAGGGGCTTTACAGGCCGTTCAGACGAGAGATGCTTTTATTATCGGAGGCTCAAAAATCTATTCGCAAGCCAAGCATTTTGTCACTTATATTGATTTAACATGGATCAAAACACGTTATGTGTGCGACACTATGTTTCCATTTGATCCATTTTATAATTATTCTGTATTGTACAAAGAAGATCACCCAGATTTTTGTTTTTACGGTTTGAAAAAAGGTAATTTTATATGACTGTGGTTTTAGGGCTAATAAAAAATAACCAAGTATGGCTAAGTGCAGATACTCGTATAGTTGCAGACACCTCTATTGTTGATAGTAGTCATGGAAGTAAACTGATAAAACTAAAAGACTGTGTTGTTGGCTTCGCTGGCAATGTGATGTTTCGTGAATATTTTGAATTGTATTGCCATGAACGCTTGGCGCAGGAACCAAACGAAAGTATTTTTAATGGGTTCACATCCAGGCTGGATGTGATGAAAGTATTCATTGCTTATTGGGCTTTCGTTAAAGACAACCACGCCCGAATTTTTGGCGATGACGAGCAGGGTTATACAGCCCTTGTGGCAACGCCTAATACACTCTACGAGGTTGATTCAGACAACACCATCACGGAATTATCTAATTTTGGAGCTATTGGCTCTGGAGGGGTAGTCGCGAGTGGTGTGATGGATTACCTGTTAGGACGCGACGAGAGGCCAGAAGTGATTTTAGAAGAAGCTCATAATGTAGCTTGCAAGTATGACTCGGCTTGTGGAGGTTCGCAAGAAATCATTAACGTCACTCGACTTACCTCGGGCAAAAGAAAATACACAAGAAAGACCAGAGATTAAATGACAACAGAAAAACGTCCCTTATCACTACAAGAACTTTCGGATTTAGGTTATGAAGCAGATTGCAAAGCAGGTTGGGTTGATCCAACAAATCCAAGCGTCAAACCAGCGGGCCAATCATTCGTTGAATTCATTGCACTAACTCACTCAGAACTCTCGGAAGCTCTTGAGGATTTTCGAGCAGGGAAGGCGCCCAACGAAGTTTGGTATGAAGGCGCAGACGGCAAAAAACCATGCGGTATTCCTTCTGAAATGGCCGATGTAGTCATTCGCGTTATTGGCGCGTGTCGTAAGCACGGCATTGATTTACAAGCCGCAGTTGAAGAAAAAATCGCTTACAACGCAACTCGCCCTTTCCGCCACGGCGGTAAAAAAATCTGATAAAGTTTGCCAATTTTGGAATAAAAAGCGGTTCTCGGACAGAACAAAAACTTAAGTTAAATCTGAACCGAGAGTCTCTCTATGTATTCAAACAGGCAACAACTCATATTCAAATTCTTGGTTACAAACCAGAAAGAAAAATCATGTCGCTATTAAGCGGAAGGGCTACATACAAGCCATTTTTATACGAAGAGTGTTTCGAATATTGGATGAAACAACAACAAGCCCACTGGCTTCACACTGAAATTGCAATGGCTTCCGACATTCAAGATTGGAAGTTGGGACTTTCTCAAACAGAGAAGGACGTTGTAGGCGGGGTTTTAAAAGGTTTCGTACAGACAGAGCTAGTAGTCAATGACTATTGGACAAACCGCGTAGCAAAATGGTTTCCACACCCCGAAATTGCGATGATGGCAACCTGTTTCGGCAACATGGAAACAATTCACACTATTGCTTACGCGCAATTAAATGATTCTTTGGGTCTGGTTGACTACGAGGCATTC